GTTCTCCAGACGGCAGCGGCGGCCAATCTTGTCCAGGCCGTTGATCTATCGGTGGCGACAGTTAGGTGGGGGTTCCGTGTTGGCACAGGAACAACCAACATGGCTGACCCATCGGCGACGGCCGGGGTTCAGGGGACTGTTGGAATCATTGTCAGTGGCAGCAGCTTTGTGTTTGTGTTCAAGATCGTCGGCTCGGTGGCCACTTTGATGGCAGTGTTTCCTATAACAGGGACTCCCGGTCGCTGGTTGTTCAACGCAACTGGGCCAGCAACCGACGGAGCAATAGTTTACGCGAGAGTTGGTCGCCTTGACCTCACCATCCCGATCAACACCAGCATCGCCGGCACCGACTGGTCCGACCCCTACTCGTTAGCAATTGTCAAGGACACCCTGACGGAGTCTGCCGGGGTTCTGCTGTCCGCCCATACACCAGAAAAGGGTAGTACGTGGGTTGCTCTCTTGAACAACTTCGTTATGGATGCTGGCGGGTACTTCATTATGTCCGGTGGTGAGGCGCGATGCGCCATGGAAACCGGCGCATCTGACGTGTTCATCATTGGGGAGCTTCAACGGACGGGCGGAGCACCGTGCGTCGCATTCAGGGTCGTAGATGTTGATAACCAATGGTGGGCATCCCGTGAATCGACGATCTCGGCTTTGTATGAAGTGACCGCCAGTGTCATCGTTTCACGGGCTTCTGTGTCAGTGTCGAACGATAGTCTCGTCAACCAGGTCAGCGTCAGAGCATCCGGCTCGGACATCAGGGTGTACATTCGCAACAACGCGGGGACGTATACGGTTGGCCCAGCATACACTTCGTCAATTCACCAGACAGCTACAAAACACGGGGTCCGAGCGAATGCTAACTCTGGCGCGAGGATTCACGGGTTCTATTGCTGGCCAATAGACATCACCAACTCACTGCCGGAGGGCTTATGACCTGGCGCTCCCGTATTGTCACACCGTGGATTGGAACAGGGGTTGATGGGGACGTCAACCGTCCTACTTTCGCTGACGCCGGCCTGCCACACCTATCGTGGGTGGATGTGACCGGCCAGGACGCTGCCAACCTTCAGCCTGATCCCAACGCCTACACCATCGAGGTGACCACCACGGCCGAGGCCGACCTCAACGCTATCGCTGAAGTGTTCGTCGAGCTGTGGCGCGAGGAGGTCACCGATGAGCCCTAAGCCACAACCGAAGGAACACGGCCACCCCGACTCGATCCCGACGCCGCAGGGTCGCGGCCAGCTCGTCGCCGGCCTCGTCGCCCTCGGCTACCGCGGCCAAGACCTCGCCGCTATCATTGCGCCAGGCCACACACGCCGGCAGATTGCTGGTGACCTGATTGCCATGCAGCGGCAGGCACCGAAGGCATGAACGGCCACCACAAAGGACACAGATGACTGAAGCCGACCTCCGTACTACAGTTGAAGTTTACGAGCGGCTAGGTCGCTCCAAACATGCTACCGCTCGTGAGATGGGTATCGCGAGGTCTACGGTGCGTGACCGGCTCACTGCGGCTGAGGCGGCAGGGATGATCCGGCTGGATGGCCTCCGCCAGCGTGTCATCCGCCGCACTATGCCGGACGGGTCGATCGAGGTAACAACTGAACCCCTGATACGTACCGGTGGCCTACGTGCATTCTTCACTGACGACGCGGGCATCCGTCATTACGGCTACGCTTCTGAGGCAGACCTTCGCGCGGCGGCAGTAGTTCCTGACAACTACTCCACCGTGTCCTTCTCACCGAACTCGTGGGCGGCGCAGGACTCAACCGGCGCGTTCATCGCACACCAGGTCAAGGCGTGCTTCAAGCCACCTTCAGTTGACGAGGTCCGCATTGAGGCGTTGCTTGACGAGCTGCGTGGTGCGTCGCCGAAGGTTGCGGCGCGCCATCAGCGCGCTCCATCGCCATCAGACCTCTGCCTCGAGATCTCCATCGCAGACCCCCACGTTGGCATGGTCATGCACCGCTCCGTCGATGGCGAGGACTACTCGATTGACATCGCGTGTGACCTCTATCGTAACGCTGTGCGGTCGCTCGCTGAGATGGCTACTGTAGCCTTTGGCAAGCCGGCGCAGATCCTCTTGCCGATTGGCAACGACTACCTGCACTGTGACAACATCGGCCACACCACCACCAGCGGCACGTTGATGCAGGACGCCGACGACTGGCACTACACGTACATCGCCGCCGAGCGCCTCCTGATTGACGAGATCGTCAACCTGTCGCTGACAGCTCCTGTGCGCGTGCTCCAGATCCCGGGCAACCACGACAGACAGACCATGTTCACGATCGGCCGAGTGCTCGCCGCGCGCTTCTGGAATGACGACAACGTGGACGTGGACGCCTCGCCGGCAACGTACAAGTCTCACCGCTGGGGTTGCAACCTCGTTGCCTTCGACCATGGCCGCGACATCCAGCCGTCGAGGCTTGCCGCGATCATGGCGAACACATGGCCGCAGGACTGGGCTGAGACGCGCTACCGCGAGTGGCACCTCGGCGACCAGCATCGCAAGGGTGTGGCTGTGCCGAGCGTGCTCGAGGAGCAGGGTGTGGCGGTGGAGTTCCTCCCGTCGCTCGCGCCGGCAAGCGCGTGGTCACGTCGGAAGGGGTTCAGCAACGCCACGCGCTCGGCGCAGGCGTGGGTGTGGGACAAGGAGCGCGGGCCGCTCGCGCGGCTTCAGGTTGGGATTTGACGATCATGAAGTATGCTTTACTGAGCGACAACGCTAGTTGTAAGTCAACTAGTGAGCGTCAACGGAGAGTAGCATGGACGTAATGTACCATCCGAAGTACGCACAGCTTGAGAGCAAGCGTCAGATTTGCCGTGACCTCATGGGTGGTACTGAGGCCATGCGCGCTGCTGGCGAGACGTACCTGCCGAAGGAGCCGGAGGAGTCCGACAAGGACTATGAGATCAGGCTCGCGCGGTCGTTCCTGTACAACGGCTTCGGCCACACCGTGCTCAACCTCACCGGCCGCCTGTTCAGTAAGCCGGTTGAGGTGGACGGCGACCCGCGTATTGAGGAGTGGGCAAAGGACGTCACGAATGACGGGCGCGACGTCGAAGGCTTTGGCGTTGACTTCTCGCACACTGGCATGTCTGAAGGCGTGGCGCACATCTTCATCGACTACACGCAGCGACAGCGAGTGGACTCGCGCGCTGAAGAGAAGAAGCTGAAGCCTCGGCCGTACATGGTCGAGATCAAGCCGTGCGACCTCTTCTACTGGGACTACGAAGAGACGCCGGCCGGCAAGCGCCTGCGCGAGATCAAATTCTACGAGGAGTACGTCGAGAACGGCAAAGAGCTAAAGCAAATCAGGGTTTGGCGGTCGGATGGATCGTGGGAGGTCCACCGCGAGGCTCCAGCCGAGGCTACTGAGAAGTGGTTGAGCTTTGCGAGCGGCCAGACTGACCTTGAAGGCATTCCGCTCGTCACCATCTACTACGGCAAGCGCATCTGTCCGCTCGGCGCTGACCCGCCGCTGCGCGACCTCGCCGAGGTCAACATCGCGCACTGGCAGTCAAGCTCTGACCAGCGGTACGTGCTCCACATTGCTCGCGTGCCGATCCTGTTCACGAAGGGACTGCGCGCTCCCGGCGGTGCTGAGACCAAGATCGTCATCGGCGTCAACCGCCACGTCAAGGCCGATGACCCACAGGCCGACATGAAGTACGTCGAGCACAGCGGCCAAGCCATCAACGCCGGCCGTCAGGATCTCCAGGATCTCGAGGCTCAGATGGGCCGCATGGGTATCGAGCTTCTCCTGCCGAACAAGCCAGCATCGACGACAGCAACCGGAGAAGACAAGTCGCGCGCCGCCGAGGAGAGCACACTCCAGGGTATCGCGAAGAACGTCCGCCGTGGCCTTGACGAGGCGTTCGGGTGGATGGAGAAGTGGGCTGACATCACGCAAGACACCAAGGTCGTGATGAACACTGACCACGACCTGTTCATCAACGACGCTGGCGAGTTGAACCTGCTCGCCAACACTCGTATGCAGCGTGACATCTCAAGGCCGGCGTTCCTGCACGAGTTGAAGCGGCGCGGCGTGCTTGGTGACGACTTCGACCCCGTCAAGGACAAGGCACTGCTTGACGCCGAGCTTCCTGAAATGCCTGAGCTTCCTGAGGGGGAAGATGACCCGAATTCGGATGCACGCAACCGTACTCCGTCGCTGTCTGACAAGGCGAAGGCCGAGAAGGGTGCGAAGCCATTTCAAGTCAAAGGCCGGCGTGAGCCAACGAAGGTCGGCAGCAAGCTGCCTGGAGACTACGAAGACTGATGGCATACATCGACTGGCTTGCGCTCCACTCGTCAATCCTCGAGCGGTACATTCGAGGCGAGCAGGAGATTGCTGCCGGCATGGTGCGGACGGCGTACACTGACGCCGTCAGTCAGCTTGCGGTCATAGATTACGAGAGTGCCAGCGAGGCCGAGCGCGAGGCTGTGATCGCAGCGATTGCAGCCTCCCTCGGCGCCAGCATTCAGAATGCGTGGATCACACTTCAGTCGCGCCTCGCGCGCATTGCGCTCTGGGACCAAGATGAACGGTCGGCGCAGCTCTTCCCTGACGCCGAGACAAACCAGCCGACGTTGCAGATGCTTCTCGGTATCGTTGCCGCGCAGGTCATCATGGGTATGAGCGCCGGTCGCTGGTGGCAGCGCCAAGCTCAGTGGTCTGCCGACGCCTTCGGCCAGCAGGTCAGGATGGGTCTTGCGGCGCGCGAGACATCAGCTCAGATAGCGCAGCGCATCATGGGCACGGTGACGGCCGGCACGGCGTTCTACCGGCGGCCGACTGGAGAGGTCTTCAGGCAGCGGCTCCTTGCCGGCGGCATCTTGTCAGCGACAGAGCGGCAGGTCAGGACACTGGTGTCGATGACCGCGCTTCAGAGTGTTGCGAGCATCAATCGTATGATGATACTTGCCAATTCTGGCATGTTCAGCGCAATCCAACACATCTCAGTCCTCGACGACAGGACGACTGAGATCTGCAACCACTACGACGGCAAGGTGTTCTCGCTACCAGATTTCAAGCCAGTTGGCCACAGCCTACCCTACGGGAGTGGCGTTCCTCGTCACTGGAACTGCCGCTCCGTCGAGGTCCCGGTTGTCTCCGGCTCTGACTTCTTCACGAAGACTCCGCGGAGCTGGAACTACTACAAGTGGCTCGAAGATCAGTCTGACGGCATCCAAAAACGAATTATGGGGAGGAGGCAACATAGCGCATACAAGGCCGGTACGCTGTCGCTCAAAGAGTCTGTGTCCCTGGCGTCGTCCGTAGTTCTGAAAGCAGATTCGCGGACGAAATGAATGTTGGTTGTGCTGTACATGCTTGACACAAGTATTGTGGAGCACATAACATAGTAATGCAGGGGGTGACCCCCATTGCCCGGAAGGCAGGAAAACACATGGCATTGAAGAAGGTTGTACAGAGTCTTGAAGAGGTCGCCGAGAAGTTCCGCTCGCTCTACGAAGAGCTTGAGGGCGGAGGCTTCGGCCTCACGTCGGAGCTTGAAGTTGAGGGACTCGTCAGCGCAGCGTCGGTCGAAGGTCTCGTGAAGAACAAGGAGGAGATCCTCGCCGAGCTGAAGAAGCTCAAGACCACGTACAAGGACGTTGACCCCGAGAAGTATGCAGCGCTGCTCAAGGAGAACGAGGAGAAGGAGCGCGAGCGTCAGAAGCTCGCTGGCGACTTCGACACTCGTGACAAGCAGCTCACCGAGAAGCACGCTCGTGAGCTTGCCGCGCTCAACGAAAAGATTGGTGGCCTCACGGTGTCGCTCAACCAGCAGCTCGTTGACAACGCCGCCCGTGAGGCACTCGTCGCCGCGAAGGCAAAGGCGAAGGGTGGCATCAGCCTTTTGATGCCGCACATCAAGACCTCTACCCGCGTCGAGGAGATTGACGGCAGGCATGTTGTCCGTGTCATGGGACCTGACGGCCACGCGCGGCTCTCCACCAAGACTGGTGTGACTGAGCCGATGACGATTGCCGAGCTGGTTGCCGAGATGCGCGACAACGACGAGTTCAGTGGATGTTTTGAAGCCGAGAACCGTACCGGTGGTGGGACCACCGGCTCAACCAACAGCGGCGGGGCCGCGGTTTACAGCAGGGAAGACCTGCGCGACCCCGTCAAGTATCGCCGTGCCCAGGAAGAGGCTGCGAAGGCTGGACGGGAAGTCATCATGAGGGACTAACCCATGGCTAACACGACCCTGTCCGTCTACGATCCCCTTTTCTATGCCCAAGAGGCACTCCAGATTCTGACCAAGGCCCTCGGGCTGGCCGGTCGCGTTTACCGCGGCTACGACAAGAGCCCGCAGCAGAAGGGTTCGATCATCTCGATCCCGATCCCGACCGAGTTCACTGCCGCGGCTGCTCCGGCCGCTGCCACCGCGCTCGCCGCTAGCGAGGCGCAGATCACCCTCGATCGTTGGCGCGAGGTGAAGTTTGAGCTGACCGACAAGGAGCTGACTGTCGCCCGCGAGCAGATCATCAGCGACCACATCTACCCCGCCGCCTACGCGATCGCCGATGATATCGACACCTACCTCGCCACCAAGATGTACCAGAGCACCGGCTGGCAGAACACCGCTTCCTCGCCGACCGACGTCGAGGACGTGATCAGCCTGCGCAAGCAGCTCTTCACCAACAAGTGCCCGATGGGCGACGACAACCGGCACCTGATGGTGGACGGCACCGTCGGCAGCGAGCTTCTCCAGCTCTCCGCCTTCACCCAGTACATCGGCGCCGGGACCACCGGCGAGGCGTCGCAGATGAGCGGCTTCCTCGGCAAGCGCTTCGGGTTCAACATCTTCGAGAACCAGAACGTCCAGGCTCACACCACCGGCACCGCGGCCTTTGGCGGCACTGCTCAGCTCAATGCCAACATCGCCGTCGGCGACACCAGCATTGTGATCAAGGACAGCACTGCGTCGCTCACCGGCACTCTGACCGCTGGTGACTTCTTCACCATCGCGGGCTCGACTCAGACCTATGCGGTGACCGCGCTGGCGACTGCCGGCTCGAACCTCATCACCGTCCTGATCAGCCCGAAGATCCAGACCGCTGCGAGCGCCAGCGCCACCGTGACCGTGACCCAGACCAGCGCCTCGAGCGTCAACCTCGCGTTCCACCGGAACTCGACCGCGCTCGCCATGGCTCCTCTCTCCACCCTCGGCCGTGAGGTCTCGGGCGCGAAGATGGAGACCGTGGTGGACCCCGTCACCCGGCTCGCTCTCCGCAGCCGCATGTTCTACGACGGGACCAACAGCAAGGTGATTATCGCCCTCGATGTTCTGTACGGCGTCGCGGTGCTCCGCCCGAACCTGATCGTCCGGCTGCTCAACGCCTAGATAACCGCTTGAGGTGCGGGGGCGGCTCCGGCCGCTCCCGTTCCTCTCGCGCTCAGGAAGGAAGGGAGAACACCATGCTGCTGCCTACCGTCAAGATCACGTTCCGCAAGAATGGAGCGTTCGGCATCATCAACGAGGCCGACTTCGACTCCAACGTCCACAAGCTGTTTGAAGAGAATCCGGCCGCTGAGCCGGTTGCCGCCGCTCTGGCCCCCGGGCCGGTCCCGGCCCCCGTCCCGCCGCCGCCTCCGCCTCCGGCTGAGCACGACGACGACCCCGTCCCGTTCAAGCGCGGCCCCGGTCGGCCGCCGAAGTCCTAGGAGGTTTCGATGCGCAAGACCCTCGTTCTTCTCACCATCTTGCTGACCGCTAGCTTTGCTGGCGCGCAGCTCCGGTTCCTGGGGGAGGTTACTCCTTCCCTGCAATATATTTTGGATGCGAACGGCGTGCCCACCGCACTCCAGGTGAGCACCACCACCTTCTCGACCACCGGCATTGCCGGCAGCAACGGTGACACGTTCACCGTGGGCGTGACCGACAACACCGCGCTCCTCACCGCCAGTACTACCGCCACCGCCGTGTGGATGTGCGCTGACGCGGCTGGCGCTGCCAACTGCCTCTGGGATACCACCGGAGCGGGCACCATGACGATTGGGTCCGCCGACGTCCAGAGTCTCACCGTCACTACTGACAGTACCGGAACTGGTGAGGTCGTCCTGCCGCTCCAGTCGATCGATGATCCAGAAATTGTGAACGACTCCATCGACGGCGCTACCCTGGCCGACACCATCACCCTCGACGCCGCGCTGGTCCTGTCTGGCCAGCTCGTCACCATGAACACCGGCGCAGCCGTCTCCGGTGGCGACGTCACCCTGAGCGCTGACGCCACCAACGGGAACGCCGGCGTCATCAATCAGCTCATCGGTGTGCCGCGCATCAAGATCGCTCCGCTCG